CGAAGAAAATGCTCGTCAGGCGACCACAAGCCAAACCAGTCCAACCTGGGGAGATTGTACAAGGTCCGGAACCGACACCGGGCTTCAAGGCGAAATCCCTCCCTCACAACAAGGCAGCGTTGGACTTGGCTTATCGCGACAACAATCCTGGGAGGACAATACAGGATGCACGGAACGAATTGAAAACAATCAAGGAGTCCCGCCAGCCCTTGCCCTCCTCTACCGGCTCTGTGGCTTCCAAGAATGGGAAGAAGAAACAGAGCACACAATCTGCGGAAACGATGGAACAGCGTATTTCTCGTATGGAGGATGCGTTGAATACTATCGCCCAGAGCGTAGCAAAACTCATAGTGACTGGTACAACCGAGTCCAACAGTGGGGTGAAAACTGTGCAGGAATCCGGGAGAATTATTCGACCGGGCTCTCCCACTTTGCTAACCCCCCGACCGGAGGAAGATTTGAGGAAGCCAGTTACCGTGCTCACACTGCCCTCATTGTTAGGCCTACCGTCGATTACGATCAACGTGTCACCGATACAATTGAGAAAATGGTTTCAATTTACCCGCACACGGAATTTCCGACAGAAATTTTACCGGATGAATATCGAGAACCTCGGGACGTGTCCTTGCCAACTGACTATTACTGTGCTGAAACGACAGATCGCTCAATTAGACCACCTGTCAAGATGGATGGTCTTAAACTTGCAGCGGCATCAATGTCACTCAGCAGCACTCCAGGCTTCCCTTGGGGAAATCTCGGTGCAGACAACTTGGCAATACTTAGCAACTATCCTGACCTCTTATTCACCGCGTTTGGCCAAAGACTCACCTTGCTTGAGGAACTTGGCTTCCGTGCTAGGACTCTCAGTCCCGACGGATTTGGAGTTGTGGATTTCAATGGAAACCTACTGGCCGAGCGAGATAGCTCGCTCTGGCTATGGCAAAATGGATATTGCGACCCATGGGTCACATTCATCAAGAACGAACTACACTCTGTTGTCAAACTTGAGCAGCATCGCTACCGCCTTATCCAAAATACGAGCATTCTGGATCAGCTCATTGATCGCACCTTGTTTGCACCGCAAAATAAGCTGGAAATCACACAATGGACCGGATGTGCGTCCCTGCCTGGAATGGGCTTGGACGATGATGGACTCGACATGCTCTACAGGATTTACCTGCGAGAATGTGCTCGTGCTCCGAAAGGTCTGGCCAATGCTGATATCTCGGCTTGGGATTGGTGCTACTCAAAGCTCGATTTCCGAATTGCCTTTGAAACACGCAGAAGGCTTTATGGATTATGCCCTGCTTCCAGAGTGGCCGATCTCATGCGCGGACGCACACTTTGCATTATGCACGGTGTGTTCGTGCAATCAGATGGAAGACTGCTCAAACAACTATGCGCACATCTGCAAAAGTCAGGCAGAATCGACACTTCAGCCGACAATAGCAGACAGCGAAAATTCTGGTCCCTCTATCTCAGCTCAATAGACGCCGGTATGTTCATGGGTGATGATGCCCTTGAACCCTGGTTCGAAGATGCCATAAATGAATACTTGCGTGTTGGCAAACGCATCAAATTCTTTGAACGCATTGACGATGGAACATTCCAGTTTTGC